ATTTTAATGTTTTAATGTTTGTGTCTGCAAATATAGCAAAGTGTAAGTAATTTTGTTCTGATACGTTAATTCTTTAACGTTAATTTGTTCATCCGTAAAAGTGTCTCTTGAAGCGTTTCCCATAGTTGTTATGGCATTTTTAACTTCATTGTATTTACTTTCTAATTGTGTTAAATGACCACTTTCTGTTATAGGTCTGTCGGCATTTTTATCTAATGCAGAAGCATTTAGTTGATTTATTTGATTATTCAAATTGGCGGTTGCTGTTTTCTGTATCTTTGCAAAGTTATCAACTTTTACCTTAGATTCATCTAACGCCTTACTATATCTTGTAAGACCTTGAACCCAACCCATTAATGGAACATCATTACCCTTATCATCAACAGTAGTTCCAATTTGTGCCCACTTCATTGTCTTAGTAATAGCTTCGCCAGTTTCGGTATTATATCTGAATACTGCACCTGTTAATTTTTCTACATGTTCATATTCACCAGTTAATTCATTAACACTCTGTTTGGTATCAGTTGTATAATTAACAGAAACCATTTTATTCTTAGCTTGTTGAAGTTTTCTAATTTCTTTATCAACGGCATTATTAAATTCATCTGAATCTGTTTCATCAACTTTAAATGAAAGACCTATTTCTTTAGAGGTAACATTCCTTAATGAATTTTCAACTTCTCCTGAGATAATATTTCCTGCTTGCCTACCAACATTCTGTGCTGCCTGTCCTACATTATTATTCAATGCATTACCAAGATTAATATTAATTCCACTTAAAGCAGTATTAATCTGAGACACCATGTTATTAATAGCAGTTTGGTCTATAAATACATTTTGAAGATTTATCTGTACAGAATTCAATTGTTTCGTAAGATTGGTAATGGTATTGCTATCAAGTTTTGCTTGAATTTCAACACTACCAAGCTGTCTTTTTAAAGCTTCTATATCTTGATTAAGTTGCTGTTTTGATTTTGTGCCATCTAACCCAGCAATTAATCCTATTGAGAAATCATTCATTCCCATTATTATATTCTCCTTTCTGAATCTATTTTTTTGCATAAAAATAACGCTCACAGAAAGGAGCGTTAATAGAATAGAAGAGTAGGCTATGACACCTACAGTTCCAAATTATTTAATTGGTATTCCTACCTTTTTACAATTCTTTTTAAATAATGAAGTGATACCTGCTTCACGACCAAGTTCATTTAATGCCTCACTAAAGAAGAAATGTGTACCGCCTACAATAATACCATGTTCCATATTGTCCATACTTTCCAAAACTTGAAGACCAGTAATTCCGTTATATGTATTTCCATGTTTAGGAGTTACAAATCCTCTCTTATACCGAAATGATAAATAATCATCATCCCATCCAACTGTAAAACTATATGTATTTCCTATAGTTTTAATATGTGAAGCCGTAAGAGACTCCATTAATTTATATGTTCTCTCATAAAAAGCAGGTTCAGTTGGATCAAGTGAAGAAAACACAGGTTCATTATAATAATCTTCAACTTTTTTAAAGACAACTTCAAATATTTCATCTCTTGTTAGTTCTAATGCTTTAATGAGATATTTATTTAGAGTCTTTTCCAAATCCTTGATATTATTTATCACTTAATTCATCATCCTTATGATTTTCAGCATGAATAATTTCAGCAAGCTTCTCTATAAAAGTGTCTCTAAGTTCTTCCATAGGAACATCCTTGACAGATAAATATAGATTTTTAACAGTGTCAACAATGTCTTTCTTTTCATTTAAAACATTTTCAACTGCTGTATAAAGCTCTAATTTAATTTTGTGTTCTTTTCTTTTCATTTTAAAATATGTAAACATAATAAATTTCCTTTCTTATATAGAAGTGTGATTATAGAAATCACCCGTTTTATCAATACTCATTCCACATACCAAAGATTTTACTTCTCGCTTCATTTCAGTATTACAAACGAGACAATAATGACCTTCTGATGTATAATCTTTCATAGCCATACTTATAATTTCTTTATGTCCACAATTGGGACAACAAAATGGATAGTTCATTAAGCCTCCTCAACGATTGGTATCAAATCAGCACAAGCATCAGTATCTAATCCCATACTAAACAATTCTTCTGCACTGAGAGACGTGAAATTAACATCTACATCAGAATCGCTCACCGCATTAATCTCCTTAATAAAATCTTTCCAATTTTCGTCTTCAGGACTAATCCTCTTCTGATTAGGAACAATTTCACCATTTTCATCAACAACATCCTTACCATATTTATTAACAAGAGAGTCCTTTGTCATTTCAAAGTCCTTTACAACTCCCTGAATCTCTGAATATAATCTGAGCAACTTAAACTTAAATGCAGCATTAATTACTGATTCACCTTCAATTACATTTTTAATTCTTGCATTGACATTAATTATCTGATATACCTTTAATGTTTTGTTCATATCTTAATATTCTCCTTTATTTCACTATAATTTTTATTTCCGTTCTTGGATTATCCTTATCATATCCTGTTTTTAATGTAAGAGAATGTAAATGCTTCCCATCATCATCAATAATAAAACCTGATTCGCTAAATCCATCTAGGATAAATTTAGGAACTGTGTTATCACAATCCACACGCCTTTTTGTCGGCATATAAGTGGTAAATATCATCTCAAAAGACTCTAAGTGTTTATCTTGTAAACCTAAGTCCTTTATCCAAAAAACAATAAAATCTTTCCATTTTTGTTTAAGTTGATTCATCTGTATTCTTGGTAATATCATCCATGTGTTGATTGAGGGGTGCATTGGTCTTTCAATAGGAATTTTCCTTGCTTTAGGATGTTGCTTGAAATAATATTTATTATATTTCTCCAATACATCTTGGTTTAAAATCAAATCAATAATTTCTATATCTTTCATTCCTTTCTTGATTAAGGGGGTAAGAGAGTGGTCTAGCCACACACTCTCCATATAAAATAAAATGCCCTTACTACATGGCTAGATAGTAGTAAAGACATTTTGAATGTGTTATAATAAATAAACACTTACCAATCTTACCTCATAATTTTGAGAGAAAGTTCTTGGTGAAATACTAATCTATGAATATCTGTATATATCCATATCTTGTACACGTCAATCAGTACAAACGCTTTCGTCTTGGTCGATGGGAACATGTTTGTCAGCATTGGCGGTCTTATCCTAACCGATAATGATAATTAAGTTCATTCTGTAGTCGTGGATCAAACTCTCATATTTGTCACGTCTATCGTGGGATTGGTAAGTGTTTTTTATTTAAAGTGTGGCTTCAAAATCACTATGAAAGCACACTTTCTTTATTATTAGTATACTATCTAGGTATAATTAAAGACTGACCTGGATAAATAGTATATGGTTCTCCGATACCATTAGCTTTTGCAATAGAATACCAATCTACACCAAGCTTATCACCAATGGCTGAAAGACAATCTCCGCTTTCAACTTCATATGTATCATAAGAAGGTTCTTCATAATTGTCTTCTGGCGTAGAGCTACCATTAATAACAGAGTCATTTACCCAGCCCCTACCATTTTCAATAAGATATGGATTTCTCGCACCTTCAGCGATAGCTGTAATAGTTCCATCTGTATAAAGTGGGTTAAGTGGTTCTTCGGAAGTTGAAGAAGCAAAGAGTACTGAATATGTGACATATTCGCCAACAGAATGAGTAAGACCTGTAGGTTCTTCTACATCAGGCGATTCTGGTTCAGAAATATTTTCATCATTATTTTCAACAATACAATCATCATTAATCCAGCCTGTACCACCGTTGATAAGATATGGATTTCTTACAGATGCAATGATATTAGTAATTGTACCTTCTGTAATTGAAGGTGTTAATCCATTTTCGGAAGTAGAAGACGCATAAATTGTATGATATGACACATAATCTCCTACATGATATTTTGTTTCAATATCATCTGATTCAGAGTTATCTTCAGTTGGTTCAGATGGAGTAGCTGGTTCAACATTAGGTAATTCTCCATAATAATAATTCATATCAAATCTATGATGAAGTTCAGTTGTTGTCTCACCCGTTGAAACACCATTATCATCATATATAGGTGTTTCAGTATAATATGAAACTCCCTCAATATAACCATCTGATGTATATTGCCACAACAGACAATCCATCGAAGGTTCATCTATTCCCCAATGCGCAAGCCATCTGTTAAATCCTTCAAAAGACATTAATCTACCATTATTTAATATATTAGTAAAATAACTATAATTTGCGTAAACACCCGTTTTATATCCTGCATCCTTAATAATCTGCATGAATTCTACACAAAAATCTGTGAGAAGTTCACCATTTTGTTCGGGAACAAGACCATGATTTCTTTTATATCCATCAGCATCTTCCATATCAAACCATACACCAAGAACAGGATTAAATCCCTGAATCATTCTTAATATATGAGCTGCTTCACTTCTTGTTTCTTCTATATTAAGACAATAAGAATATATGTACACACCATAAGGTATACCGAGTCTTTCACATTCACGCATATTTCTAATTGCCTGTTTGTCATCCTGAGATTCAAAATCAGAACCAAAACCGATTCTGATGATTACACCATCAATACTTGACTTAATTGTATCCCAATCAAGCTGTCCATTATTGTCTGACACATCTATAATTCTATAAGCCATAATTTCCTCCTTTATTATTTTTAGATAAAATAAAAGAACGAGCCTGAATTAGACTCGTTCTCATTGAAAGTTTTTATATTTAATTGTATTGTTATACCGCTAATTGCATAGGGTATAACTCCCATTTCCCATTTGGGTATTTATCAGCATTATCAGTTACTATCTTATGTACTTCTTCAAGACTTCCAACATTAGTATCAACATGTATAACCTTACCGCCAGTTATACATAATTCCTCACATATTAAGTTATAAAACATTCTTCCCATACTTATTCTTCCTCCTCAATTTTCGATACAAAATAACTCATATATATCAACATCAAGTATACGAGAAAGAACAATAGCATTTGTAAGAAGTATATCCTTTGTATTCCCATTTTCAATTTTATTAAGAGCTGCAACCGATAAACCACTTCGTCTTGATAATTCTTGCAATGTCATATGTTTTTGATTTCTGTAATACCATAATTTATTTTCCATAATGTTAATATGTATATGTATATTTTGTTTATACAAATTTTATCATGGTATATTTTTACTGTGGTAGAAATTTAGTCTTCTTTAATTGGCAATGACATTACTTCAGGAATTATCTTTCCTTTAATTGAGTGATTACCACCACAAGCAATATATGTATCTGCTAATAATTGAAATGTTTCTAATCCTGCTCTTGTAATATATTTTTGTGCCATGAATTTACTATGTAAATTATAAAGTTCAGCACCATATTGCACAATAATTCTCTGATTAGTTTCTTTTTCATTTATATCTAAAGACTTTTTAATATCATCTATACCTTTAGATATTTTCAAAATTTCCTGATACTGCCAATTATCATGTTTTTCAAGCGTTTTAATACGGTTTTCTATTGCCTCTTTATCTTCGTCAATACCTGTTTTCAATCTAAGTTTCTTCTTAAAATAACTAAATATTTCGATAATTTCCTTAGCTGCGAATAAGATAGCAAAGAACCCAAGAATGACTAATAAATAATCAATATGTGCAAGTTTTTCTATAGATCCCACTCATATATACCATCCCTTCTTACTTCTTCAAAAAATTCTTAAAAGCTTCATATAAACCTGTAGAAGCAAGACCAGAGACAAGACCACCGAGCAGTATTTCAGGTGTAAAGGTCATATTCATCCATATATTAAGGATTACACCCAATACACCCATAATTGCAGGAATATACTTATTAACTGCATCTGTTGTTACAATATTTTTTAACACATAACCTATACATAGGCAAATGCCAACTATTATTGGTACTGTAAAATTTGTTAAAAACGATAAATCTGTCATAATTAAATCCTCCTTGTATTATACTTTATTTAATCCCCTAAGTGTTTCTACGCACTTTTTTAATGTAGTACAAAATTTATTCAATTCTTTTATTTCTTCATTTCCGTTTAATGTAATTCTTATACAACTATGAATATCTTCCTTACTCATTTCAATTGCCAATAGAGTAGAAGATAGTGTTAAATCTCCGCTTGTACATGCACTCCCTGTTGAGACTTGATATCCATTCATATCAAGCAATGTCATCAATGATTCACCCTGTATTCCTTTAAAACATATGTAAAGATTATGTGGTAATCTATGCTTCAAATCAGCTCCAACCAAATATGAATCTGGAATATTATTTTTAATGTAATTATAGATATAATCACGATTATTAGATGTAATAGAAGAATAATCATAATTCTCAACTGCTTTACCAAGTGCAGCTATACCTATTACATTTTCAGTACCACCAAATAAACCTTGTTCCTGAGAACCATATATAAGAGGTTCAAGTTCAATAAATGACTTTTTGTATAAAACACCAGTACCTTTTAATGCTCCAAGTTTATGTGCAGAGAATCCTATACCATCAACATCTAAAGTTCTTATATCTACAGGGATTTGACTAATAGAACCTGTACAATCTACATAGACTATTGCGTTATAAAAATGACACATTTCAATAATCTGTTTCACGTCTTGAATAGTTCCTATCTCAGAATTAGCATATTCTATGACTACAAGCTTCTTCATTGTATCAGATGATAGACACTCCTTAAGATCTTGAATATCTATTCTTCCCGTGTGATCAACTTTGAGTGGACACTTATATTTGAGTAATTCTACACATTTCAACACCGATTTGTGAGAAGTAGGAGAGTACAACACTCTGTATTTATTTTTCTGAGTACAACCTTTGATAAAAAGCGTATTGTTGGCTGAACCGCCAGATGTAAAAATAATATTTTCTGGATTTGCATTAATGAATTTGGCAACATTATTTCTTGCCGTATTAATTATCTGTTTTGCATTAACACCAGATTGATACATTGACGATGGATTCTGATATGTATCTAAGAGAGATATAATATAATCCTTGATTTTAGGTTTTAATTGAGTTGTAGCTGCATTATCGAGATACATTCAATCACCACCCTTATTAGGTCTATTTTTCATCCATTCTTCATAGCATTTCTTAGTTTCTCCTTTATGAAAGAAACAACATAAATGCCCAGGATTTCTTTCACTTTCTTCTGTCCATTTTGGCTGAACATGCCACTTAGATGTATAGAATATTATCTGAGGTAATTGAGTAATAGGAATAATGTTTTCTCTTCCATAACATTCGTATACTTCATCTAAAGAGTTAAATATTTTGTTAATTTTAATCACCACCTAAATCGTAAAAAATAGGGATAGCAAAACAAATATTGTAGTCATGCTATCCCTATAGGTATAATGATTAAAATTAACTACAATATTTATTCTGATTTTTCTAATGGCTTTTCTTTTACTGTTTTCTGAACATTTCTCGTGGAAATTTTCGAATTGTTATATTCCTGTTCAGATACAGCAGAATATTTACCATTTTCATATTTTATGTACACAACTTTTGTTCCTTCGGGAACATCTAAGGTTATCTGAATTTCTTTACCTTTAAATTCAAAAACAACAATATTGAGGAACTTGTTGTGATATGTAATTTTACATTTCTGTATCATTGCTTAATTCCTCCAAAAAATAGAAGAGTGCTTAAAAACACTCTTCTTAATGAATATATTATTCCTCAATAAGAGTAAGATCTAACATATTATCATCTTCATCTGCCATAAGATCGCATGTTATTGTTATACTTCCTGGATCACCATTATTAGAATATGAAAGACTCATATTAGACTGTGGAGCAACCTTATAAGCAGTAAACTTATATGGGAGAACGTTATCATCCTCTGTCTTCATAATAGTATCTCCATAAACAATAAAATTCTTAGGGAAACTTGTAGACTTGATGTTGATTCTTTCAACACCAGTAGATACTTCCTTAAGATAATATGCGATTACCTTATCTCCATCTGTAAGGGCAGAAGTAAGAGTAATAGCTGTTGAATCACCAGTAATTGCTAAAGATGTTCCACAATCATCATCTGCTTTATATACAACAACACTTCCTGCAACGGGTGCTTCTGATAATGTTACTGTAGCCCCTGAACCAGTAACAGCAAGTTCCTCTCTAACCATAAATTTAGCTGTCTTAGAAACTTCACCACCTGTAATTAACTGCCATAATTTAACAGTCTGAATTTGAGTTTCAATAGTAAGAGTACCACCTTTTTCACCACTAAAACTAACCTTCTTAGGGTGTCCTTTACCGCCATATGCATATACATTTTCACCTGTAAGTTCAGTAGTAGTTACATTGGCGAAATCAAGGTTTAAGAAAGGCTTCTTAGTAGCATAGTCAACAAAAATAAGGTCGGCAACTTCTCTGTTAGCCATATTTGTATTACTATTTGCCATTTTATAATCCTCCTAATTTAATATTTTTATAAATAAAAAAGACTCTGCATCTCGCAAAGCCTTAATTGTCGATTCTTTTATACCATTCCGTATAATTAAATTGTTTCTTTTCATCTCCCCAAACTGAGACAGTAAATTTACTCATATCATATATGTTATTTCCTGCCATTCTTGTAAAAGCATCCCATAATTGATATACAGTTATATTCCAAATATTTGTCATATTTAGCGAAGCATGTTTATTTGCTATAACGGATACCAAGTTATCTAACTGTAATGCCTTATCTGACTTATTTTTCTTCTTATTTGCCTCTCTACCTTTTTTGAGCTTTTCTAATATTTCCAATGCTTTTTTGCTCTTAACTTTCGACTCATCAATTTCTTGTTCATCATTATTAATAGCATTAAGTTGTAATATGATACTGACTAGCTCTTTCCATATCTTTGTATGTATAAATGACTTTGGAATGATATTACCTTTATCATCTTTGCTATCATAAATAATAAAAGCAGAAATTTCTTTGTTCCAAATAATATTTTCTACAATAAAAAAATCCAATACCTTAGTTAGATTGTTGATAATAGTTTCATCAACAATACATATGTCTATTAAGGTAACAGTATTTTTGTCTGTCTCGCTTAATGATTCATACCATGCACGAAGTTTTGGGTTAATTTCATCTATATACATTTGTGGGGTAAGAGATAAGATTCTTATATAAAAAAGATAAGTCTCATATGTAATATTCCACACTTCTGATAAAGTAGGAGATTTTATACTACATATAGATGTTTTGAATGGAAAAGGTGATATGAGATCAGAATAACTTAATTTCATCAATTATCCTTAATTTTAAAATCGGATATTGTATAAATCATCTGTTTGCCGTATGTTTTTGAGTTTGGGAAAAAATGTTCAACAGATGATAAGTGAAGCTTACCAATACCAAACTTATCTGAATACCTTAAAGACCTTTCGATCATATCACATAATATATCAACTCTAGTACCACGATATCCTTTCTTAGAATATTTCATAACACCTTTATGACAAAATACCCATATAGTTATCATCATGTCTTTAATTGTTCCAGTTGGTATTCTTGGAGTTTCAACTTCACAACAAATATAACTCAATGTTTGAGTTTGTGTTTCGTCTATATATAAGTAAGGAAAGATTTGCTTATACACAGTATCGTCAATCTCATCTTGTGTATATTTCTTATCGTATCCTTTACCTAATAAGACTTCCATTATTTCGCTATTGTCGAGAAAGGTTTGAATAAGAACAGATTTACACAATCCAGTATCTTTTATAACAGTTTCTGCCATTAGTATCCCTCCTCAACAGTAATAGTTTTTTCAGCCATTATTTTATCTTCAAGATTTAAGATTTGTACAACAAATGATTCTTCTAAATAAGAATCATCATCAATAAATAAATGAATTGTAATTCCATCGACTGATTTCTTTATGTCAAAATCCGATACAACATTCCATTTAAAATCAGCATATTCTATCTGATTACTTTCTGAATCTTTAAATTCTACACTCCATACTCTTTCTTTCCCCAACTTTAAAGTGTCGCTACCTAATATAGAAGCAATAACATCTTTCTCTTGAGGTTCAGATGGAATATTAGGATTAGAAGCAGAAGAGTTGTAATTGCAAATCCTCAATTCTTGATTATCATATTTTTCATTGAATTCATCTTTATCAGCTATAAAATTCAAAATACTTCCGTGATATTCATCACCATAATCATACAAGACATCATCATCACGAGTAAGTTTAAATACTTTTATAGGCTTATCTTTATGTCTGTCGATAAAAACACGCTTGGTTTCCAACTCAATAGTTTCTTCGTCATAAGGAATTTTGATAGCATAATTGTTTGATGTAAGAAAAATAGTATTATTTCCATTCTCACCAACATCGTACTTTGATGCAGATGTTATATTACACCAACGCTCAACAATGTCACCATTTTTATTCTGCCATCTAAGATTATATTGACAAAGACACATTGTAGCTTTTTCATATATTCCTTGCGTACCAGGAAGACCATCTATAAGCCAATATCTATTTTCAAAGAATACATACATACCTGCTTTAACAGTTCCAATACTGAATAAGCCAATGCGTTCCATTGACTTCAACATCGTATCAGCGGAGTTTCCCTGAATAATACAGCGAATTACTTGTGATTCAGATAAATCATGATTGTATAATGTTATGTTAGTAGCAATATCAGTTTCTAATGCTTCTGAAAATGCATCATCTTTATAATCTTGAAAACCTTCATTTTCATATCCACCAATACTATTAGGTTTGGTAGAAGAGGAGAGTAAATACCATTCTTTTGACATGATAATCCTCCTTAAATAAAAGCAGTTGTTTTTTGATTTTCAACAAGATCTCTAGCATTTTCTTGCATTAAATTATATTCATCTTCTGTGTATTTCTTAGAATTATCAGAAGCACCAACAGATAAATCTTTTCCTACAATACTGATACGCTTATTAACTTTAGAAAGCTGTCTTTCCTGATAGTATTCCTTCATAAAAGCAGCAAGAGTTGACATTGTAATATCATCTATTTTTTTATCAAACGATAATATCTCTGAATCAAATATCAATTTATCTAATTCAAGAGAATATCGACTAACTGCTTTTCTAAGCCATATAATTTCCAATTCTAAAGGAATAACTTGTTTATCAGCAAAAGATGATTCAAAGAAATCTATAACTTCATTAGCAGTTGTTCTTTCTTCCATGATGTCACCTCTTATGGTTCAATACCTGTATATTTAACACAGAAATCTATCTTATGATAATCATTAAAATTAAGTTCCTTAATACACTCAATTAAATATGCTTTCTCTGCACGAGTTACAACCCTGTCTTCAATTTCCGCTTCAAAGTCTTTCTGTGATTTAATTGTAAAAATATCCTTTACAATATCTTTAGTTAAGAAAGCCTGAGTCTTATGTTCATCAGGTATATCAAAACTTAATTCTGAACGTGTAAAAACATCATCTATGTACCAAGTTGCATGTGAACCTACAGAGTCAGTACCATTAAGTAGTCTGTTACCATTCTGTGCCTGAGCAATTACTTCTTCACGAGAGAGTAGTACTGTTCCTTTTGGTGGAACACTAATATCTCCACTTGTAGTTACTCTTGGAGCACCAGTTATCCAAGGTGCAATACTTCTCACATTTATCTTCTTGTCAAGACGAGTATCTTCCTCTATCGGCTTTTCAACAACTCTTTCAACAATCTTTTCAACTGTTTTTACATTTATATCTTCAGCCTTAATTGAATCATCGTCTTTTACTTCAATATTCTCTGTGTTATTTTCTGTTTTTTTCTTATATGTTGGCATTTGCCAATCCTCCTTATCGACTATATTTTATTTTTTTCAACTAATACTTATGTTTAACTTCATTATATAAAGCAATAATTTTATCCAATTTTTTAGATTTTGGGAAAACATAATATTTCACATTTGTAATGGGATGTATGCCTATACTTATATATGAAATATCAAAAGCTCTAATAAAATGAGACAATTTCTTTGAATAACAATAAAAATTATTGTTCATAATTTTCTCCATATGTATCAACTTTAATACTATTTATAACTATATCTTCTGTTGGTTTATCATCATCATTAGTTGATGCATTTTCTATTTTGTGAACTATATCCATACCTTCTTTAACTTTTCCAAAAGAAGTATATAATCCATCTAAAGAAGGAGTAGTTTTTGTTACAATAAAAAATTGTGAACCTGCTGAGTTATAACCTTCTTCTGTTTTTCCATAAGCACTATAATCGGCTCTAGCCATTGATATAACTCCTTCTGTATGCTTTAAAGAATTATCATAACCATTTGCTTTAAATTCTCCTTTTATAGCATACTCCTTATCTTGTTCTTCTGAAATACTACTATCTAAATCACTTAAATAAGGACTTCCTGTACCATCTCCCTTTTTATCTCCACCTTGTATAATAAAATCTTTGATAACTCTATGAAAAGTTAGACCATCATAAAATCCATTATTTGCAAGAGTTATAAAGTTATTTACTGTATTAGGCGCAATATCTGGATATAATTCTACTTTTATTGTTCCGTAATTCTTAACATCAATAGTTGCAATAGGATTTTTAGATATTTTATTATCCGCAGTTACATTATCAGTTGTTGCATTTGTATCATTTGAATTTAAGTTTTGGCTATTCTCATTCTTATTGCTATTATTATCAATAATTGCAACATTGTCTGTTTTTACATTTGATTCTTTTACAGTTGTTTTACTCTTTTTATTTAAAACAATAACAAGAATAACAATTATTGCAATCAATATTGCTACTACTATTCCAAAAATTGCAAATATTAATTTGTTATTTTTCTTATTTTCCATTTTTTCACCTCTTTTCTTTTTTTCTTATTCTATGACAAAATGTAATAAATTACAACAAATTAAGATTAATTTACTTTACACATATGCTAACTAACTATAGGAGTCTTTTTCCTCATTCCTTCAATATAAGTTACCACACACACCTTATTTTGTCTATTTAATAAAAGCTAATAAAAAAATTATTTCTACCAAATCATTCTTTTGATTTGCTAAATATTTGACCTTATTCTATTTACAATCCCTCATTATTTCAATATAATAAAATTACTATTTCAATATTATAAAAAGGAATGAAAATGATGAACAATAACTCAAAAGCAATTATATTAGATATGGATGAAACCCTAGAGCATGGAATATTACTAAGTAAATACGGTATTAGTAAAAATCTTACAATGATTTTACGACCCAACTTAGATAAATTGATATATAAATTAAAAGAAGCTAAACAATATGGTATTGATATTATATTGTGTACAACTGCACATGATTGCTGGGTAGAAAGGTTCTTTAAATTAAAACCAGAATTTAAACTTATATTTGATAAAATATACACATGTGATAACGAGCATGAATGGAAAGACTTTAGTAAAACAGTTTATCCTATAGAATATTCAGCTATGCATCAAAATATTAATTTAGAACAATTAAAACCTATAACTACGTTTGGCTATGATTCTTTATTGTATATAGATGATAATAAAATAGATAGCTTAAGATTAAAAATGCTATTTGAATTTGGAGAAAATAAACTACACAAAGATATAACACACTTTACAGCATTTGGATTTTATGGCGGTCATATTGATTATTCTGACATGTTAATTTATAAAAAACTTTCGAATAAT